AGCAACGCGCAATTGAAGTTTGCGAAAGCAAAATTCTTGAGCAGCAAAAAATACGTGCTGTTCACGCTAAGAAGCTTCGCAGCCTAACGACCAAGATCGTGACGCTGAAAATAAGTGGTGTGAAATGAGTAAGGAAAGCACCGCATCCAACAGCGGTATTGGCGTATTAGGATTGCTTGGCGTCCTGTTCGTCGGATTAAAATTGACCGGCTTTATCGGTTGGTCATGGTGGTGGGTAACAGCACCTTTTTGGGGCGGCCTAGTTTTACTGGCAGTCGTTCTGATCGTTGCCTTTATCGTACTGATGATAAAGGAGTGCAGGAAGTGAGGGGCGTTAAAGCAAAGCGCCTCCGCAAGGAAGCCCGCGAACGCAGCATGGGAGTGATGCCAGAGCGTGACCGCAACGTGATGATAAGCCGCGACGAACCGCTGCCGGTAGAATGGAAAGTGGTTAGTGTCGGCAGGAACGGATATGTCAACTACAAGGCAAATCCTATGTGCCGAATCATCAGTTCAAAAACAGGTATCAACAACAAGGGAACGGTGCGCGGCATTTACCGTGAACTTAAAAAGGGGGCAGCATGATACCGATAGCCAAAAAGGAATGTGGCGCCTGCGTTCACTTTGTGAAGTCGCCCGCTGATGTTTCTGGAAAGGTCGGTCAGTGCCGACGCTATCCGCCGACCGCGCTATTGGTGATTGGCCCGCAAGGCCCGTCGATACTTTCAGACTTTCCGCCAACGAAAAAAGAATTCTTTTGTGGCGAATGGGGCGTCGATCTTATGGCTGTCCGGGGAACGGGTTTGGCGAAGATTTCGTCTGATGCTTCCCAAGTAAACGGCGATTAGCAGACGCGAGTTTCATCTTGCGACTGCGAACTTGTGCATCTGGTGTGGTCACGCCTTTAACGTCTTGAGGGCGTGGCCCCACCGGCACATTACGGCGGTTCATCAAATGGTGCATTATGCCTGATCCCATAGAGCAGCTTCGGCTTCACGACGCGCCAGCAACCCATTCAATACCTCGCCGTTGGCTTTGTCCCAACGCAAGAATTGTGCAGGAACATCCGACAGATTGCCCGCGTGGATATCAGCTAGAAGCGTACTACCGCGAAATGCGCCTGACCCTATATTGTACACAAGGCTGCAAAGGGCGCTGTACTGATTCGCGTTCAGTTGACAATTCGCCAATCCTGAAAGCATTGAGTTAAGCGGGATTTCAACCCGGTTCATCAAGTCAGTCAGGAACATATTGTCAGCCTGCTGCTGCGTCCACGTAAGCCCTAGATGAACCTCCGGGCCAGTATGCCCCCACCCAATCGTAGGAATGCCCACAGCGTCCAGATACGCTTGCAGGCGGCAGCTTTCAAAGCGTTTGATAAGGGCAATGCCCTGTGGGTTGCAAATCATTTTGGCCTGTTCTTTTTGAATATCATAGCCAAGCGTGCCATCTGGCCGGAATGACCAGAGTCACCCTTGTGCTTTTCTTCGTACTGTGAGTTTGTCAGCCCGGCCCGTTTAGCCGCCCGCGTGAGCGCGCCGGGATGTTTGACGGCGTGCTGCATCCAATCTTTTGATTCGGCCATCCCGACCCCTTAATAAAATACTTGGTAATTGACTAAGCACGTTGCTGTTGCGGCGGCAACCCCGGTTATCGTGAAAGACCCAGCAGCCGCAACGGCCTGAACGCTTTTCAGCGTTGCATCATTACTTGCCACTTGGCAGAAAATCAAACTGTTGGCCGTGACGCTTGGATTCGTCACCACCAGAGATGTAGCGGCTGCTGCAAATTGAACCTGTCCTGCTGCGGTAGAAACAGTCTGCGCACCCGTGCTGCCTGCAATCGTTTTACCGAAAGCTGCCTGCACAGCACCGAGAAGAACCGATACGCCTTTTAACATTATTGACCCCTACCTGCATGGATAGCCAACTGCGCCGTGCCAGCATCACAAATTGCAGCGACGCATGGATTGGTGCCTACACCGATGATGATCGAGTTGCCGGGCAGAACAAGCGTGTTCTTGGTGCCGTTGTTGCCTGCTGCATTCAACGCCACCACGGAAGCGTTGCCGGCCAAAATCCAAGCCGCGTTAGGGCCTTGGTTGACGATCATCGCGTCAGCGCAGTTGTTGATTGCGTCGTTTGTGCTAAACGTAATGCGTGAACTGGCTGTCGTAGCAGCGAGATTTCGCACCTCTACGGTGTTAAAATTGTTTCCAAAAGTAGCCATGATATCCCCCTAGGTTGATTGAAATTATATCGACCCTTTTGAGGGTGCAACATCATTGTTATTGGGCCGCTTTTTCAGCCCATGTTTCGGTAACGAATTGCTGGCAGGCTATCAGTTGGAGGCGGTACTTTTCGCCTTCACCGGCAAGGGCGTAGAGGGCGTCCGAATTAACGCCTGCATCCGATCCAGCAGGCTTTGACTGTTGGGCGCTTCCATGACTTCCACGGGTGGGGACGGCAGCGATGGTGACACACACGTTGGGGCGCACGCGCTGCAAATCATTAAGCTGGGAATTAAGAGCAGTAATTTTATCTTCGTAAGCATGGGAAACCCCTTCGGTTATAGCCTTGTCGGCGTTGCAGGATTTGGTGTCGGCTGTCTGCTGGGCGGTAATGTCTGCGGCTTCCTTCTGTTCGAGCCTGTAGATATCAAGTTCGTGGGCGCCAAAGAACAATGCGGCCGCCACGGCTGCCATAGCGATTGTCTGCCAGCCACCACCTGCCTGAAAGGCCAGCAGATAAGCGATGAACCCGGTCACAGCAAAGGCTGCGATCCACGCCCAATTATTCAGCAGAAATTCCAGAATTGCCATCTTGCACCCTTTCAGGCTTGCCGTCGTTTGGGCTTTTGATAATGCAGCCCATAATCATCATGGCCGTTGCGATACCGCCCACCACGTAGTTTGCAGGACTTGGCAGCATAGCGGCGAACCCCATCAGGATACCACCAATCGCTGCCCACGGGGTAGCGTGCAGAGCAGCTTCATTGATCGAGGTATGAAAGTTCAGATTGAACATAGCGACACCGCAAGCGCCAAGGCCCAGCCGATACCAATATAGAATTCACCCCACGTTGAAGATTTTGCTGTGTTCGTCCAAAGCGTCCAAGGTGTCTGATATCCGACCACATAGCTAACGGGCTGCCACAGCAACACAATGCAAATTGGCAAAACGCAGTTTGACGTAAAGCCAATCAGGTAAGGCGGGAAGAATACGATAAAGCCACGGATAAAACCTACCATCGACATGCCGAGAAAGTCTTGTTCAAGCGCACTGGTGGTTGCAAGGAATGGCTTGAACCAATAGGCAGGCCACCACTTCGATACCGGCAACGTCGTCCATGAATCTGTGCGGTGTCCCATCCGTTGCGCAAAGGCGTGCGGGATAAGAATTTCGAGAAAGGCACCCACGATGAACCACAGGCCAAGGAACCAATTTGTTTGCGGGAACGTCAGGCACACATAGCCGGTGCCAAATGCCGCTGACCAAGCCAGCCTGCTAACGAAGTCGCCAAAGTTCCAAGGATTGCCATTGCGCTCATAATGATAAGCGAACACAAAAAGTGCGACAATAAGAAAAAACATTTAGTGGCTTCCCTTCCCGTTGACGGTTCGGCTTTCATCGTTGTTCAATCGTTCTTCGAGCGATTGAGTTTTCGCCGAAACGGTAGCGAGTTGCACGGCCAGTGCATTGACCGCATCGGCTGTGTGGGTGGTGGATGTTTTAATATCACCAATTTGTGACCAAAGGATTACCGCGAACGCAGTAATGAGCATTGGTGTAATGAGGCGGAAAACCTCATACAGGTTTTGCTTTTCCTGTTTGGTTTCATCAGCCATTAGACCCCCCCTGCGAAAGCCTGTATCTGCGCTGTCAAGGCGGCAAGTTGTGCTTGAAGATCGGAAAGTGTGGGTGCCGGATCGGGCGTAGGTGCAGGCACAGCATCGGGTGTATTGCCTTCTGCAAGCCATGCCTCATAATTTTGATAATCGGCGTTCATCGGATCAATCGGGATATAGGCATTATCTGCCGTACGCATCACCGTGTTGCCAGATTGTGTTAGTTGATAGTCCGACATGATTACAACCTCGCATCAAACGAAAATGAAGTCAGTGGAGTAACGGTAGTCGTGTTGCCCACATTGATGAAGAAGTCTACACCGTTAGGTGTTGGTGTGTTCACCGTAGCGGCCCCGGCGCCAAATGTACCGGCACACGTTGGTGTGGTACGCATCGGCACAGGGCAAGCAACGTAAATATCCCGATTACCAGCAGAAGCGGAACCGGGATATGCAGTCCAGCTAATGCCAGAAGCAGCATAATAATAACGCAAATTGTGTGTCCACTCGAAAGCGACAGGACGAATTTCAGCAACGGGTGGCGTGGCGTTCAACCCTGTGGCGACGCCGGGCGTGGCGCGGATATCGGCAACGCCTACCGTGATTGTCTTGCCAGCAACGTTAGCCGATCCGCCAAAGTCAACCGTGATTTCCAAACCATTTAATGCTGATGCAGAACAGGCAAACGTATAGGCAACCTGCGTCACGACGTTGGGCGCGCAAGCCTGTAGAGAAACCGCATTTACATCAGTAACCGGCGAAGTCCAGTTGTCTGTCGATCCAGCGTGTTTCACTGTCAGGGTGGGGGTAATGCTTCCTGCTGTGTTCTGGAAAATGCCGAATTGCACCGTAACCTGTTTGCTAACTAATTGCGCGCAATCGACGCTTTCAATACGCTGCTTGAAGAATAGATCAGTAACGCCGACAGCAGTCGATGCAAAAACAGCCCAAGGTGCTTCTTGCTGTGCTGTCGCCATAGCTGATGCTTGGCCCCAACCGACATTCGCGCCAGTGCAGCCAATTATCCAGCCATCAAGTGTATAGCCGGGCGTTCCTGCCGTGATTGTGCCGCTGGTGCCTAGCTGTGCGATTGTGCAGCTTGCATTACGAAACTTGTTGATAAATCCGCTGCCATTGTACTGCGCAGCCTGCGCGGATTGCGCGGTTGTGGCAACCAACGTCGAACTATTATTCGCGGCCTGCGTGATGGTGTTAAAGCCTGTGCCGTCGATGAAGGCCGCATCAGTCGTGCCGCTATTATAGACAAAATGAATCGCGTTTGCGGTCGTGGTGCCAATAGCAAGGTCGCCAGATGTGCTTGTCAGATAAACGGCTGATGCTTTGTTGAACGAGCCGCTTCCCGTGAAGCCCGACGAATTCATGCCGAAATTGCCGTAGAATGTCGTCGCCGTTGATAGGTTATTGCTTACAACCAAATCAGCCGAAGCGGTTGTGCCGTTGCTTGTGTTCTGGATAATTTCTTGCGCGTAGCTGTTGACGTTCCCCGTCATTTGCTCAAGCACATTCGTATCAACATACCCGGCAGCCAAGCTGGCAATCGTGGCGTTCAGAAGAATTTTTGTCGCCAACATGGTTGTGGTCGATTGAACCACAGGGATCATTGCCCCTGAAATTGTCACGCCGCCACTGGCAGAAGATGCAGCAATCGGATTGCCCAAGCTATCGAATGCCAAAAACAAATTGGCGCGCAAGGTGCTATTTGGCAAAACGTTCGAGATTGTGGACGAGTCGGTCACTGGATATTTCAGTGATTCGGATGTGGCAAGTTGTAGGCCCTGACAGATCAAGGTCAGGCGATCAAGCGCCTGTTCGACGGCGGCGCTAGGGAACAGGCCAGCATTGGGGTAGCTTTCTTGCTGCAACAAAGGAATTGCAGGGTTCAGCGTTACGGTATAGCCAGCGGCAATGACGCCGGTCGCATTGGCGATGCCACCAAAACCATTATTGGCAATCGTGACCGTGCCACCAATGATAGGCGAAACGTTATCAACAACCGTGTAATCGGTATTGAGAACCCCGACCAGTGAAGCGCCGGTGGTGGTGTTCAGCAGCGTGACGACAATATCGCTGTCCTCAAGGTACTGGAACGTGGCGGCGAACGCCTTCGTTGTCCCATCCGTGTTGTAGGGGCCAGATTTCAGAATATCTTGGTTGACAGTCATTTAAGCCCCCGCACGAAGTTGGTTAACATAAACAATCCACTACGAATTTCGCAACCCTATTGTCGATGCTTTTTCGGAATGTTAAGCGAACTATTAACGCCCTGCTCGGCCTGATCCATGATCTTTGAAGCCACGAACCAATTCTGCAACGGCAACATTTGCCGCATCAGGTGCAGGTCATTCTGATTGAATTGCCCACCGCCAACGTCGTTAAGCAGCGGCAGCATAGTGGTGAACACTGTCGAGTAGGTAGGCCCAAGGATAGCGGCGGCAGCTTGGCTGGAATCAAACTTCTGCTGTTTGGGGCTAAATTCACCCGCCAGACTTTGCATCCCGACCCGGTTGCCGGTCAGCTTTTCCACAGCATTGTTCATATCGTCAAACCATCCGAACGCACCGGCCCGGTCGATACCTTCGACGGCCCACGTAGCGGGATCGGAACTTAACTTGTCGGCTGGGGTTTTTGCCCAATAGCTGAACATGCCGATTGCTGTAGCTGCCATAAAGCCATTCAGGACGGCCATATCACGCTGCTGTAGCCCTGAAATAAGGGTGCGCTGCACCGACGCGAAGGCAAAGCTTCGGAACTGCAACAGCATCGACCCCATAGGGCGCGACATGAACAGGGGTGTATCCTGCCCCGGCGTGACGATGATCTTGTCAGTCTCGCGCTGTAGGGCCATCCGGTACACTTCGGCGGCCTGCTGATCGTTCCACGCTTGGGTGTTGGCCCACCAGATATCATCCTTTTTGGTGCCGTGCTGATCGACTTCATTAAAAATGCGTTGCGCCATCGGGGTGTCAATCCCATACTTAGCCAAGCGCGCCAATTCAGCGGGGTTTGTTTCCCCACCTTTTGCCATAGCCTCAATCATTTCAAGGCTGCGCGTCTGGCTGATAACACCCGACATGGTTTTGAGTGACGAAATAAAAGGCGCCATCAAAGTAATGAACCGGAAGTTATCGGACAAGCCCGTCAGGCCACGTTCAAACTTTGAGTATCCCGACCAATCATCCGATAGGCCGTTCAGGGCAAGCTGTGTCGCGTTGCTTGCCATTTCCAAAGCTGTACCGGCCAGCCTGACTTCATTAGCTGCAAGGCGAAACTGTTCACCGTTACGTGCGAAAGCCGCCACGCCATCACCCATGAAACGCATTACACCATGCGCCATAGGGATTTTGGCAGCGTGCGATAATGCAGTTAATGCCTGCATCCCAAGGCTGCGCATGTAATTCAGTTGCTTGATAACCCTATAGCTGCGCATCGCAAGGCTGTACGGATTTGCGGGCGCGCCGTAAGTGCCACGCAGCCGGTCACGAACCCCGGAAAGATTGTCGATATCTTTTTGCTGCTGCGCATTAAGCGCCGTCAATTCTTTCTGTAGTTCGGGTGGAATGTCTTTCATCTGATCGTTTAGCGCAACGTCGCCGTTCCACTTGCCATCAGGATCAAGTCCCATCTTCAATGCAGAAACGCCGTACTTTTCACCAAGCGCCATGCGTTGGCCGTCATAGCCGTTATTGATTTTCTGGAACTGCTGCTGCATGTCAGGACGACCGAACACACGGGTAAGCGCAGCATCGCTTGCCATCGTGTGCTGATACTTCCGCATGTTGCGGAACACATCGTGGTCAATAAAGTCCCGAATTTCACTATCAAGCACCGGCAGAACGCGTTCCTTCAACGGGCCGCGCGTCATTGGGATACCCTTATAGGCAACTCTGCCCGGCTCTAGGCCAACGATACCATCAACTGAATTCTTTGCCAGATCGAGCAACTCCGCATCATCAGCGCGGGCGATATACATCACATCGGCAGCTTGCGAACGGAACCGCTGCGACTTCTCATTATTGGCCGAAATGACGCGTTCGATATCTTCCAACTCTGCTTTTACTGATTGAATCTTTGCACTGCTTTCATCACGGTTGACCCGGATATCGTCGAAGCGTAACTGACGGCGCTTAATTTCATCCTTGATGCTTTGCAGGCTTGCGTCAGCACGGCGTTGTGCGTATTCGGCTTCGCGCATTTTGGCGCGTTGCGCGATGCTATCGGGTGCGCCGGGAGTGTCGCCACGGATAAAGTTTTCAATCTGGCCGGGCGACATTTTGTTAACGTCGATGCCGTGCTGATCTAACTCACTCGAAAGCTGGTTGATATAATGTTCATAGTCCAAATTGCCGAGATCGTTATCACTGTAGCGAGGCACGGAGCCTTGCGCGTCGCCATGCAATGCGTCAAGGAATTCACGGATATCTGGACGGCCTTCGCTGTCGGGAAAGTAACCAGCTTCCTGCGCTTTACGCGCAGCGTCGTCTAGGTTCATTCCAGACTTGTTGTTAATCAGGCGTGCATCCTTGCCGCCGCCACCGGCAGCACGAACTTCGCCGCCTTCATCATCCAGCAAGCCACCATTGGAACGTACCCATTCGGAAAGCGTCTTTGCCTTCATGCTATTGGGGATGCCGTTCTTAACGTGGCCGATTGCCTTTTTGAATTCTGCGCTTGATTGCGCGGGCGTCATGGTTGTTACGCGTTGCTTCGCGGCGTCGGCACGCGTCTGCAAACGGTCATGCTGCTTTTTCAAAACCTGCATTTCACGTTGCAGGATATTAAAATTCTTTATGTGTTCGCGGTTAAGGGGCGTCGCGGCAGACAGTAGCTTCTGCGCTTCCTCTTTCTTGGCCGTATATTCCTTGACCAGACGGTCGGCATTCGCAGCCTGCACGTTGAAATTGTCATAACGTTCGGTGATGTTGACGTTTGAGCGTTTGAACGACCGCGCAATGATGTTTTCAAGCTGTGGCCGATTCGCAATCACATAAGGAACATTATAGGAACGCGGCGCATAGCTGGGTGCGCCGACGGCCTTAACGTCAGGATCGAGCATACCAAGCTTAATAGCCTGTTGCTTCAAAGGCTCAACCAACTGGTCACGGTAAAGCTTTGCCGCTTGGGCAACCTCCGGCACGGGGTGCTGGTCATTGTTACGCATCGCGTTATCGACTTCGGCACTGAAATCCGAAATCGTCATTTTGTCTTTGGGTTGCCTGATAGCATCGGGCAACAAACGCAGGCTATCGCCAACCTTGGTGTCACGGCCAAAGCGGTATTGGTTATAAAGATCATGCACCGCCATGTCGGTACGGGCGCGCTGACCTTCCCACTGTTTCATAATGGCTTCGACGTTGTACGGGCTGCTGGCAATGCCTTCGCGGTTCTTTTGTACTTCGGCAGGAACATCAGCCAACAACTGCACAGCGCGACGGCTTTCAATCTCCGGGCTATTCATCAGTGCAAGCGTCGGGTCACTGAATGACAGCGCCTTTGATAAATCCAGCTTATCCGCCACGGCGTCAGGCAGCGCGGCAGCGAGTTTGTTCGGTACAATGTTGGCAGGCACAAAGCTTTCCTGCGCAAGGGTCGTGTCAGGCCCCGGCGCGCGGGCCGCACCAACTGATTCGGCGCCAACCTGTTGCGGGTAGAAAGGCTGCACTTCACCGTCGGCAGCCCGAAGGTTATCGGCATAATTACGGGACGCATCAGCGATTGATGCCGATACAGCGTCAGGAGTTTTCAGCGTCGTGCCGTCATAGGCAATCTTGCCGCCGTGCAGCGCATCCGACAAAGCGCCGAACGAACCACCAAGTACGCCACCTAACAGCGCAGAACCGCCAATCGAATAGGCTTCATCCGATAGCGTCGGCGTGATATTGGTCGCATAATTGACGGCTGCGCCTGCCGTACCGGCAAACAATCCAGCCGTGGCGCCGTGGGTTAAACCTTCGACAGTGCCGCGTCCAAACTTTGCAGCCTTGTAAACATCTTCCCCAACACCAATACCGGGAATAAAATTGATCGGATCGGCGAAACCAGCGCCCAATCCCACCAGCGTGCCTGTCACACCCGCGCCTTGCATCGTGGCCGCGTTGGCTTCTTCCTGTTTGATCTTCTGCGCCATAACGTCGTATTCGGCTTGATTGCGCGCCTGCCCCAATTGGGTGCCGTATTGTTCCATGCTTGGGTCTTTTTTCATCTGTTCCCACGCATCGAAATCAGGGTCAGGCGTGTGATCGACACCGGAAAGCTGCGACAGATAGCCGGAATAATTAATCATCTCACCGACGCTGTTTTCGCTGTTTAGCGCCGTGCCAAACACGTTGCGGATATCGTCAGGCGGAAGTGTTGGAAAGAAGCGGTTCTCACGCGGCACAGGTGGTTGCATGCCCTGTTCAGCAATCTGCTGGCTTTGGGGTTCGCCTTGAGCCGGAAACGTTTCAGGCAAGCTGCTGTTGTCGTCCACGATAGGCATTAGTTTGCCATCCCTTCAAGCGCACTACCCAGCTTGGTAGTGATCGGCGAATCCTGCCTGTCCTGATCGTCTTGCTGTTGCGGCGTCATGGTGCTGTAACGGGCGCGCGCCTTATAACGATCAAGTTCCTTGCTGGTGTTCCAATCAGGATACCATTCGAGGTTTCCAGTTTTGGTTTGCAGAGGCACCGATGCACCGTTCTGAACTGTCCAAACGTTATAGGTTGGCAGCCCTTGTTCGTTCGTTTTGCCACTTGGCACAAGCTGCATATTTTCAGCCTTCAAGGTGCCGGGGTTAATTGTGTTCTTGCCGATATCATCTTCCAACTGTTCGTTCATCCACTTGGATTGATCGACCTTTACCGGCGCGGAATAGTATTGTTCGGGTGCTGATTGCATCCAGCGCGTGCTGTTGCCATTGGGGCCGACGCCAACGTTGGTGCGTTGATAAGTATTTGAAATCAAATCCGTTGCCGTCTGCGTAGCTGTGTTCGGGTTGCCGGTGCGGATATATTCATTCTTGTAAGCCTCATTCCACGCAGCCTTCATGTCGCTGGGAATGTCAGCCTTCGACCACGTAACATCAGCGGTGTTATTCAGAGGGTTTTTGCTGCTGTACTGACCATTGATCGAACTGGTTGCCATGCTGCCAAGGCCGCCATCTTTCAAAGCCGCGTCGGCTTCATCGGTGCGGTACTGCTTAACATCAGGGGTGACTTTCAATTCCTGTTGCGCAGCCGCTACCGCATTTGGAGGCGTGTAGCCAGCCATCACCAAGGATTGAATGTGGTTCGCACCCTTCAAATCGTTTTCGGGAATGTCGGATAGCAACGCAGGATTGGTTTGCCGAATCTGATTAATCATCCCGGCGGCATTCGTCACATCTTCGGGCTTATTGCTGCGCAGGCTACCGGCTAAACCGCCGACCATCGTTTTAGGCAGCATCCCATATTTGCCAGCCATATCAACTTCCTTGGCTTGCAGTAAAGCTTTGTCCTGATCGTTTTGTGGCTGGGGCTGCTGTTGCAACCACCCTTCATAGTGGCGATCCACGGCAGCGCGATCATCAGCGTTCTTGGGATCAAGAACGCCCGTACCATTCAGCGTGTCCTGTACGCGGCCCATAGCCGCCATGCCCTTCAAGTTATTGCCGTTCACATCGTCAAGCGTCTTGGTGTATTCGGTGCGCTGTGTCGGCGAGATCATACCAGCCTGATAGGCGTTTTCGATATCCTGATAGGTTTTCTGCCCACGGTTAAGCGCGATATTGAAATCAGAATTAAACGCTGCTTTCTGAACCGCCTGCTGCTGCTGCGCCTGCTTGTCCTCTTGGTCGCTATAGTTTTGCGCCAACTCGACATTCTTTGCGCGCTGATCGTAGGTCGAAAGCTGCATAGGCGCCCAGCCGCCGATGTTCTGCACCGTCGTGCCGGGTTCATCGCCGGGATCGGTGCGTGGTGTAACGTCAGGCAAGCGTTGCTGCAAAGCATCAAGCCGGGCATTCCATCCCGGCAGATATTGTGCATATTGCGCTGGGTTTGATTGTGCCAACTGCTGATACTGTGCGCGGCGCAAATCAATAAGCTTTTGTGGGTCGCCACCAGATTGAGCGATTAAATCTTGTGCTTTACTGACGCCCATATTCACGGCGGTATCGCCAGCAACCAAAGCCATCTGTGGCGACATGCCGGGTGTCACAACCTTGTCGATATAACGAGTTTGCAGAATTTGTTTCGCTTGATCCTGCGTTAAATTTGCAACATTCACATCAGGGTTCCCCGCCTGATTGACACCGAACTTTGTAAGTCCCTTGCCGCCATCGTTTGCAACTGTTGCGGTTCCCTCTTGAGCCTGCACGAAATCAATCGGTGAGCCGGGCGCCGTGCTGGCAAATTGCTGCGTGGCACTCGCGGGTGTCCCGGTATTGCGGGCAAGGAAGCCCTTTGGATCAAGATTAATCGCTGTCTGGTTGGCTGCATCTGTCAGATTCTTGCGGGCGTAGTCCTGCAACTGCAACTTGACATTCGGCGCCAGCGGCAGGCTTGCGATGTTGGAATTAACGCCACTCATCATTTCGCCGAACTTGCTTTCAATCTGGCCGGGATCGGTCAGCAGCGATAATGTTTTCTGCTGCGCATCAATGCCCTGCTTGAAGTTATTCTCGACCGCTGCATCACGTTGCTGGAAATCAAACGCTTGAGCCTGCGACAAAACACCCTGATTGGCGCGCGTCATTTCGTTCTGATAGTTTTGTGCCAGCAGCGGGCTATCAACCTGCGCGGCCTTCTGTTGCATGTTCTGGTTAAGTGCATCCGAAAGCAAAGGTGTAATCTCTTGGCCCGGCGCCGCGTTGCGCTGTGCATTGGAAAGCATCTGTTGCGCGTCTAATTCGTGCTGTGCGGAAGCATTAAGCAGCCAAGTTTTCTGCGCAGCATCGACCTGCTGCATCACGACTTGGTTTGCCTGATTGGCTGCGTTCTCTACGGCTTCGCCTGAATTCACGATAGGCGTCGCATCCATGTGGGCGTCAACCGTTGGCGTTCCCATACCGTCGGGAGCCGTGCCGGTATTGACTTTCGGCGACGCATCAGGCGCAGCTAATTTGCGGCCACTGGCTAGATCGGTGCCTACAAGATCGGGAAGCTGTGCCATTTAGAACCCTGAACTGTTGAAGTATTGCGAAGCGCCTTTCAGCAATGTGCTGGTGGTCGAAATACCTGTGTTGATTAAATCTGTGTTCGCATTTGTCTTATCGACCGACGCCGAATAGTTATCCAGCGATTGCTGATCCAAAAGGCTGTAACGCTTCACCGTTCCGGCAAACTGGTTGTTAAGCAACGTCATGTTGTTTTGCATTTCGCTTTGCTGGATTGCCCGCAGGTTACTGCCAGTCCCAGCACCGCCGGTTCCGCTTTCGCCCATCGCTGCGCGTTCTTCACCCTCTTGCAACTGCTGCTTATAGGCAGTCTGTTCTGTGTTCGATGCCGTTTCGGCACCGACTAGCGCAGCATTGCTGCCTGCAATCCCTGCATTAAACGTGGCCGCATTGGCTTTTTGCTGGTCGTTCTCATACGCACCAAAGCCACTGATGATTTGCCCGACGCCGTAAGCACCGTTAGCAAACGCACCTGCATCTTGGAATGATGGAACAGCAACCATGATTAATCCGTGTTCTCGTTAAGCGTGACTTCATGACGAAGCCCAACCAATGTAGCGGGGAACGGCTTGTCGAACAACATCGCGCTATAGCCATCTGAATTAAAACCGGAAGGAAACTTCTTTTCTACGTCGCCGGTAAATGTTGGAACAGGTGTATCCATCTGGTTTTGAACACTGCGGGCGTCCAATTCTTCGTATGTGCTGCTGCCATTGTTCGGGTCGCCAAATTTTCCGCCGACAGTGCGGAGCAGACGCATCACCAGCTTAACGATCCGTTTGATAGAACCCTGCGCGCTGCCAAGCTGTGAACCAGCATCCAACCGCATAGGAACGACCAGAGCCGGGCATGGCAGGCCGATCTGTGCAATCGTGACGGGGAATTGAAGCTGCACGCCGCCGGTCGCATCAACGACGACTTGAGGGTGCGAACCACCGCCAGCCAGAACATCGACCGTCTGTCCGACCAAATGGCGCGCGCCGGTCAGGTATGAACTTGATGCACCACTGTAAGTTAATCCTGCATCTACATAGAAAGCATTAGGTAAGTTAGCATCAATATCTGTGAAATAAGGGACAAGATATTCAACGTAACGACGAGTAACACCATTGATGGTTCGGCGAACGATAAGCCAAAGATCATCCTGCGTGCCATCGGGGCTTGGGATGCTCGACACACATTCCACAACAGCATTTGTGAACCCCTTCGCAGCCAGTGGTGAAGTCGCACAAGAACCGCCCAACGGATGGTTATGCCAGCAAAGCACCTGTTGGTCGCGGTTGTAGGTAAAACCTACCAGACGTCCGTCTGTGGTGGCGCACCAGAGGATTAAATCAGGTTCCTGCTGCCATGCCATTTGCAGAATGCCCTGCTTGCCGTCAGGCCCTTTGGGGATGTGTTCGGATAGGGTCGTCAAATCTTCTGCCGCGTACCCGTTAATGTACACGGAATAAATCATCTGCCGAAGCTGTTGACCGGATCGGGTCACGAACATGGTCACGAATTCAATCGGGATAGCCTCGACGAATCGGCTGCCGTGCGGAGTTTGGCGCCGGGTCTTAATGTTGCCGGGGCCAAATGCCTGCGTGGGATCAATTTCACTGACCAGAATTTCTTCCGCCGCTGTACCTACCAACAGATCGTTTTGGCTGCTCATCCAACGGATTGCATCGCTGGTCGGCAGCGTAATGACGAAACCGCTGTCAGCAGTCTGGACGCCGTTCACGGTCGGCGAGAAATTGAGATAATCGGAAGTGACCGAGCCAGCAAGCTGAATGCCTTTGTAATAGCAAACGCGGTCGCGGAAGATCGTCACATCTTCGGGATAACCGTTGACGCTATCGAAAAGGCCGTATGCCCAAATGAACGTTGCTAAGTTGGCGCCTGCCGTCCATGTCAGGTATGGCGGCGTGACCATCACGGTGCCGACCGCGTGCATCGAATCAGTGATGCTGGTTATCTGGATTGATCCATAGCCAGTATCTTCGTAGAGCCACACAACCCCGCCGGGGCCGTCAACCAAGCTGCCGCTTGTATGCACAGGCGTGTTGTTGCCAGAAGTTCCGCCCGTCATGGCGATATAACCATTTTGCCCAGCAACCCAACGGTCGCCAAGGCTCACGGCTTTGCCCGGATACCATTGTTGCAGCCCGCTATTGCTGCCGGTGATCTTGAGGGGATTTTCAAGATAGAACATCCCGTCGGCGCCGATGGTGGTCGATGTGAACAGCGGCGAATTAGCCGTGATCGTGATAGCCGTTCCGTCACGACCGTACAGTGTGCCGTTCGATGAAAAGGCATTCGTGAACACACTGCCGATCAAATCAATATGTGTGACGTCGATAACCGTCACAGCCCACGCGCCATTCGCTTCGGACGTACCACCAACCCCAACGATGTTGACCTGATTGCCGGTCGTGATGCCTGTCGTGCTGGCAACTGTAAGGCGGATTAAACCGCTGCCATTGTTAACCGCGCCCGAAACTGTCGTGGTTGTTGGCGTGACGGTAACGGTTTTGGTTTGATCATTGTTGTTGTCTTGGAAAGGCCCATTGACGCGCGCCGCTTTCGCAATCGCCCAGCCGGTCGTACCGTTGGCAGGCGTATAGCTGATTTGCTGATCGGGATACGAAGGATGCACCATGTACATAACATCTTCGGACTGCTGGAAGCGCAGCCGGAAATTGCCTTGCGCATCGGTAAGGTCAGCCACAGCGTAGGGCGAAGTGATTTGAAAGATACGCGCAACCGTGCCGCCCGATACATAGGCGCTGAACGCCGTGCCGTTGATTGGGTTGCCGTCCGTATCTTCAAGCGTGATCGTGGTGCCAGTGGCGCTTGCGACGCGGAAGAAGCGGTTATTAAGCTGCGTCATACCAACGACGCCAGCGACATAGAATTCTTGCCCAGCCGTAAAGCTATTCGCAACCGTCAGCACAACAGGGTTTGCCTGTGTGGCACCCGTGATGTTGATAGCGGCTTCGGTTACGATGCCGCGATTGGTGAAGAAACGAATGTAACGGTCGCCAAACTCAAGCTGAAAGCTTTGTGTGACCTGATAGGTGAAAGGCACAAGCCACGTGCGGTTTGCGCTTGCGTTCACTTCATTGACGTACATCGTGCCACCACGACGAATCAATGGGCCTTGAACTGTGGGAATAAAGTTTTGAAGTGTCTGGCAGCCAGCAGCATACTTGCCTTGATCGGTACGCGCAGCCATGCGTGGCGACAATTCGCCGCCGTTAAATGAGCCTTTCCACGGGAGGGCCTTTGCCATTCTGCATCCTTATAAACGCGATAAAATGAAACTCGATTCGGCTTGACCCTCCGGCAGCTTTTCAATCGCGTCCATCATGGTTGCTTCGGCCATTGCCTTTTTGTACTCACGTTCACACAGCGTCACGATGCTGTTAGATTGCGTGAGCCGATAGGCGGTTTTGCGGGCCAAGGCTGCCGACAGGGCATTGATGAACAGCGGATCAAACGCCGTCGTGCTGGTAACGTCCTGAACATAGTGCAGCGTGATTGGTGCCGCGATCATGGTCAGCAGAACACTACCTTGGAATTCATAAAGCTTTTCGAGGCCCGAACGGTAATTGTAACAGCCCAAATCCTGACGCAGGCCGTTGATATCCAGAACCTTCAAACAGTTTTGTGGAAGCTGATAGCCGTATGCGTAAGGAGTGTTGGCCGGCGGATTTGTCAGCGCGGGTAAAAGGGTGCGTGTCAGCGAGAATTTCCAGCGATAACGACGTAGTTCGCCAAGGCGGATTAGATCATAGACGGCAGATAATGTTTTGGCAGCGGTCGAAGTATCAGTCGGGCTTACGACTAATTCTTCACCCATGATGGTGAGGGCTTGATTGTAGATATCGGTTTGCGATGCCATGCCATGCTGCCCGATCCGTTAGTTGAGGTTAAGAGACTCGTCCAACTTCTTGTTGATACGTTCCAATGCGCCGCGCACTTCGGCTTCGATATTTGCGCCGGTGTATGCGGTTGTGTTCACAATGACCATCACGTTTGCAGTGCCGCCAAGTACGGTGCCAAAGCCAACCGGAAAGGTTGTCCCTGCGTTTGTCTCCAGAACAGCGGTATCTTGCATTGGCAGGTCATTCGATGTTTGCCAAGAAATGTAGGTATTTGCCATCGTGTTTTCCTTTCAAGAGTTTTGGGGGCTTGCGCCCCCATCACCCACCCCAGCAGGGATTAAGAGATCATGAAGTCGGCAACTACCAACAGGATGCCCGAAGCAGGCAACGCAGCGGTTGCTGTCGTCAGGATAAACGTTTCAGGGCCACTGTATGGCGTCAGCGGATCGGTAACAACCTGCGGCGATGCTGCCGAGTTATTAAAGAACAACTGAGGCTTATCAACGGTCGTCAAAACAGCAGCAGCCGAATACAAAGCTGCCTGAAATGTGTTCGCGCCGCCGAACGTACCACCAATCGCAAGGGTTGCCGTTCCAAGGGTTGTGTTGGTTAGAATATAACCACCCATGAACAGCCAGCCAGCATTTGCCTTGAACGCAGTCAAGGTTGAGCCAGCAGCTTGCGCTGCCATCGTTAAGGTCGCGGTGAGCGAAATTTTACGGCCACCGTAACCTTTGTCTGCACCCGGCAGCACGACAGGTGTTAGCTGCGTGCCGCTGTAAGGGTTCATATTGAAGTTTGCCATTGTAGTGTTCCTTTCGGTTAGCTGTTTAGATCAACTTATTGGCAGAGAATTTGGACGACGCCCAATTCTTGCAAACGAGTTGCGCCGATTTCTGCGTAGCTGTAAAGCTGCCACGCATACGACAGATCGGGCCGTTCATTGGCGCGGAGGCCGATTGGCGTCCATTCACCCATGTAAAGCGCCGAATTGGCGAACAGCGGAACCAGACGATCCGTACCGTTAAACATCTGCGCGGCTGCACGCGGATAGTAAGCGGCATTCTGGAAGTCGATATGAACGAAGTCGATACCGAGGTAGTTACGCAGATAGCCATCAACAAGCTGTGGCTTATCGTTGTAATCCTTGGAACGGATTTCGATTTGCTTGAGCAAGAAAGCATGATCGGTTGAAGTGATGATGCAGGTTAGTTTTTCTGTTTCCAGATCAACGCCACCAGCTTCAAGGATACGCTTACCTTCGATCAATTTCGCAACCGTGCAACCCGTCGCGGCGGCAGCGTTGAAGCTGTCAGCGATGATGTTGCTGGATGGGAAAGCGGTCGTGGAACCAGCATTCTGGCCGGTCGTGGCCGTAATGAAGATTGATTCCATGATGATATCGTCAACTTTACGACCCATCGCCTTGCCTTGTGCTTTGGCATAGCCGGTTTGCAAGCTGCCACCATTGAAGGTACGGCTTACGTCCTGCTTGGCAATCTGCGTGCCGATATCGAAGTAGTTCGGATAAACCCAACGACGCGTGACAGTCGCGTTGTTATTCGGCGTTGCAGCCAAACGACCGGGGTTATCGTTAGCCAGCATTGGGCCAACATAATCAGCGGGTGAAGCGCCTGCGCCCATATTGGTGCCGGTGCGGATAAGGCTCCGAAGCTTCGGGCCTTCAAACTGGTATGCGAGACGCATTTCATCTTCGTATTGAAGGATGTACTGCGAAGGAATTTGATTCGACATGGGATAGCCTCATGTTTGGGTTAAAAGGAAAACCTTGAACATTTCAGCTTATCCGTCGTGTAGAGGCCCACTAGGGGTTGTCTCTCCGGCACGGGGCCGTCACTAGATATAGAATTTTTATCTGTAACAGCCCCGCGTCGTCAAGTCCGTTCTTATAGGATTTTTATTGACCGCTGTATTGCGGGTTGGCTTGGGCGATAAGAGCATTCAGCGCCGTGATTTTCGCACGTGCTGCAACGTCACCCTTGTTGTACTTCTCGCGGAAACCTGCATCGTTCCACAGGTTTTCTTTTTCAGTGCGCGCAGCTTCGACGGATTTAACGCCGCCGCCACGATTATTGTCGCCTGAACCCTCGAAGGTATCGCTATCAACTTTCAGGATACGCCCGATTTGTTCCATCATCTTCATGGACTTTTGCAGGCCGAAAGCCTTTTCCATCTGATCGAGATCGAGGCCGTCGATACCAACCATAGGGCCAAGTTTCGCCACAGCCCGCTTGGCAATTTCTTCATTGCCTTTGAAGTCGGCTCCCCACTCTTTTTCAAGTGCGACACGCTGGGTTGCTGCTGCCTTGGCTGATTCGGCTTCGTCACGGGCAATCGTGGCGTTCATAATGTTGATCCACTCTTTGCCAACACCTTCGGCTTGCGCCTGTGTGAGGCCGTTTTTGTGGAACGTTGCCTTTGCCCATGCTTCCAGTTCGCCGCCCGCACTGCCTTCTGGCAATGGGATTTTGTAACCGTCTGCCTTCTCTGGTCGGCCAAGCTTATTGTAAAGCGCATCCCAACCTGCCTGATCGGTTGCATCCTTTGGCATGACAAGCTTTTCGCCGCCGAGTAGCTTTTCAGCATTGCGATAGCTGTTCGCCATCGAATAAACGTCGGGATTGTCTTTGAAAATCGCGGCCATCTTTTCCGCGTTGTAGCCTTTGGATTTGCCCCATTCGAGCATTTCCGGCGGCACAGTGAATTCGCTTGTGCCGTTTTGAAGCGCATCGGCGCGCGCGGCACCATCTACACCTGTTTGACCTTGTGCTGCTGCTGCGGCTGCTAATGCGGCAGCATCACCTGTACCTGCACCGGCACCTTGCCCGGCTGCTCCGGGGGCGTTATCGGTTGTCATATCCGTTGATCCTTTTCTAGTTGTTGAAGTTGCCGAACAAGGGCGTCCTCGTTCGTCGATAACAGCTTGAGGAATTCTTGATATACCTCTTGCCGTCCGGCTGCGACATGTGTCGCATACGGATCAATGACCCCATTCGCGGGGTTAACTTTGTATGTCGCACGGTCAGCGTGACAGAATTGGTGCATCCACTTCATGAAGAAGCGGGCCTGATCTTTTATCTGATCGTGATCGTCGAGAAAGAAAATGCGTATCTGTCGCTTGCGGTGAATTCGATATCGCAGAACATCAACGGCCTTCTGGACTTCATCTTGTACGCGTTCAAACATTTTGTGTTCCCTGCTGGGGCTTGTTGTTATCGACTAGGTACGATGTTAGGGGCTGCTTGATTAGGTGACGACGCTTGAATGGCCTGTGCTGATGCAAAGTCTTTCGCTGCACTGGCTGCCTGCGGGGCAATCTGCACAAGGTTCTGCATCTGCGCCTGCTTGGCTTGTTGCTGTGCCTTGGCTGCCATTTCATCTTCACTGAACAGTAAGCTGGCAGGCATACCGTTGATCTTGGCAATCGCCCGCATACTGTCTTGGCTCTTGAACATGGTCGGCACCGAAGGGTCGAACTGTGCAAATATAGCTGCACTTTGTGCCGTCTGCATGATTGCAACACCTTCATCAGCCTGTTGCGCACGGTCATAAGGCGAACTGTATTCGACAACCAGCATCGCGTGACCGCCAGCGTTTGCCAGAATTTGCGGCATTGGTGGCAACGCACCTGCACTGTCGAGGATTTCAATTTCGCGTGTGATGGTCGGGCCAACGAATTCAGACTGTTGACGGCCCATTGTTGGCGCAAGCAGCATCCCCTTTTCCTGCGCGCGCAGCATGGCTTGCGTTGCAGTCATTTCAGGTTCCTGAACAAGGATTTGGAACAGGTTAATCAGGAACGCGTTATTGATAACTTCGCGCTTCTGCTGCTGTTGATCGAAACCGATTTGCAGGTTGCCCTTTGTCTCGAACGGCTGCGCAAGCGCCTGACCGTCGGAGTTTGTACCACCCCACATCAAAGCGCCGGGCTGCATGTTGAAGCCGGATAGCGCGCCATCTTCTGGCAACAGGATGGGAGGATCGACAGCAAGCTGCGCCTGACGCAACAGCGTCTTTTCCATTTCGTTCAACTGCTTAATATCTGGCAGAACCAAACTTGCAGGGCCACGTGCGTACACATCGCCCGGCACCGTCATGCCACGGCTGAACACATAAGGGAATGTGCGATAGCCTGAACCTTCGCGGCAAATCCAAGGCTCATCAAGGCAGAAATACATTGATTCGTATTTCAGCGAATTGCTGCCGTAACTTCCTTCACGATACATATCGTTAGGGCAAACGCGATGGATGAACGTAAATTCTTGCAGTGGGTTCTTCTCAATAGCCAGCATGACGCCGGGCGGCAATGAACCACCACGATCTAGGAAACGCTGCTTGGCTTGGCGTGCGGTGTATTTGAATTTGCGATGGACGATATCAATCTTGCCAACAAAGTTTTCGGCGTAAAAGAGTTCGGAAGGGTGCAGCGCGCGATAACGGATTCCGACGCCTTCCATATCATCAATGAATAACGCACCATTGCCAACAGCCCCTTGGTTGATGAAACACTGAAACGCCTGTTCGGCATAGTTGCTTTCGTAGCGATAGCGCACATCAAACAGGATGTTGGTTAGCTGTTCGCAATACGTCTGCACTTCCGAATTCGCGGCAAGCTTTGGATCACGTGGCTTGAGGCCGTGCCATTTCTGTGTGCGCGGCACGACCATGCTTTCCATGACGGCGCCGTACTTCTGCAATGCCAAAGGCGCCGTGGCGTCGAACATCATCTGTGTTCGCTTGCCACCCGGCGAGTATTGTTTCAGAATAGTTGCACTATCCGGCAGCACGCGGTCGAAGATTTCCTGCCACATCGGTAAATAGATGTTGCGCTGTTCTTCAAGCTTGCTGTGAAACTGGATTGCGTCCCTTAAACGATCTTCCATTTTAGCCGCCTAACATTGTGCGTAAGCTTGTGTTGGACGTTCCCAGCGTGTTGCCACTTCCGACCGGCGAAAGGATGTTCGCCAACGCGCCGCGCTGATTGGAATTCGCAGCCTGTTGACGGGCAGCCGAACGTGCATCGCTGAAACTAGGCGTTTGATCCTGCAAGTTCACAGTCGTTGAAGGCGCCGTCGGGACAGTTGGCTGCGGATTAACGGCACCGCTTGCCGTCAAGGCACCGATACCAGCCTGCAACAATGGTGCAAAGGCTGCGATCTTGGAGAATGTACCGCCTGCTGCACCGGCTGGTGCGCCTGCACCTGCACCTGCTGCTGTCGGGGCTGCCGTCGTGGTGGCACCCGAAACCGCTGCATCACCTGCGCCAGAAGTCAATCCGGCTGGAACTGCTGAACCATCACCGGCTGCTGCACCTGTGGCACCAAGGACAGAACCGTCCGAACCACCCGCTGCTGCACCGACGCTTGGCGCGGAAGATGCTGCTGCATCTGCTGTACCACCTGCTGCCGTACCTGCTGTTGCGCCCGCGTCGGCTGATCCTGCCGCTGCATCCCCTGCCGCACCTGCGCCAGCGCCAGCACCACTGCCGATTGCCGCGCCAGCACCACCCGTGACTGCGCCGCCAATAGCACCAAACAACGCACCCTTACCGAGATTGCCGCCAGTGATTGCGCTTGAAACCGTACCGACGCCAGCCCCTACGAGCGCGCCGGTTGCAATTGTTCCGATAATGCCAGCCGTTGCAGCGCCTACGCCTGCCGAGACTGCCAATGTTGTGATTGTGGCGGCAACCGCCGTAATGGCACCTGACATTATTCCCCCCGATTAGATAGAAGTTCAGCCCACTGATCGGTGAATTCCTTCTCACATTCGGCAACGGTCGTCGCTTCTGTGGGGAATATCATCGTTAAGTAAACGTCCGTGATTGCCTCAAACACCTGTTTGCGGTTCGCTTCTGCTGGGAGTACGGCATAACCTTTGAGTTCGACAACTTCGTCACCTAAAAACACCTTGCCACAACCGACCATGACAAGCAGCGTGGGGATTTTAATCAGCGCGCCCGTGATCGTGTGACCGTGTGGAATGCAAATCGTTCGGGCATACATGCCTGCGTGCAGATCGTGCTGGGTTTCCAGCTTCACTTGTGGGCGCGTCTTGGCTTCATCTTCGATTGCCTGACTGATAGCGAGTTCCTCCGGCGTCATGCCGTGGCACGTAACCTTCATCTTATAATTTTGTGGAACGCCTTCGTTCATCGCAAAGCCTCGAAATAAACATTGTTGGTGTGTTCGCATTCATGCGTCATGGAAAGCATCAGATCGAGACTTGAGCCGGGCTTTGCGCTGTAGAACAAACCAGCGACGCCTTTGTCGCGTGCGAATTGTCGGGCTTCGGCCTTGAGTTTGAACCCTGCGCCGGTCTTGCGCTTGTCCTTGGCGACGAAGAAAGCCTCGCAGGTTGCGCCCTGTTCTGAGTATTTCAGCAGGTCATGCACCAAAACCGTGATGAAACCAGCCACATAATCGAAGTCATAGAACGCTGCAATGACGGTTAACGCACCGGCTTTGTTCAACGCCCGGTAGGTTTCAATCTTGGCTTTGGGTGGTGGTAGGCCATCAATGGCGGATTCCTGCGCGTACTCATCCAGCAGCGCCGCGAAGTTCGGGGCCGCTTCCAATTCAGCAACAGAGCATTGACGGATGGATACTGACACGGGCGCGCCTCACCGTAAGGTATTTCGCCCGAAGGTATTGTTAATTTATAAATTTCGCAACAACGTAATCAATCCCTTGTGGCGAACGTAGGACGAGGCGCACGATATGGTGTGGGGTTTTGCGGGCCGGGATACTCGCCGGAAGCGTTGGCATAAGCCGGTCGGTTCTGCGTCTGCAAGGACATTGCGGCTTTGACCGCCGCCTTGCCTTCACCCATGCCGCAACACATGTACTGTAAACCTTCGGCAACGTGTGAGAATTCATTCTTGTTTGGCTTGGTGTCATAGCGCGTTTCCCCACTGATTTGAATGCGCCGATAGTGATATCCGCCTTGGCAAGCCTTGCGCAACACCTTGCAGTCGGGATGAATTATTAAACCGGGTTCGCCGTCGATCAAACGATTAAGCGGCGTCACGACGGATTCAACACGGATTGCAAAGTCATTGGTAGGCGCTGGCGTTGCCTTGACGCCTTCACTGGCAAGCATCTGAAACACGGTGGTTTCGTCTGTCTGTGCGCCAGCCTCACCGGCAGGATCACCAAAGATGCCGCCAATGCCTGCGCTGATCGTCGCTCCCATCATAGGATTGTAGGTTTCGAGTGTCACGCCGGGATAACGTTCGGCCAAGTGAACCTTGATTTCACGGGCGAAATTCTTTGCACCAAGCCGGGTTGCGACTATTTCGGATAGTGCGCGCACCTGCCCGAATGGCGTCCGTTGTCCAAACACAGCGGCGGGCGTCAGCCCAAAGTCCATGCCGATGAACAGCGGCCAGTTCGGGTTATACATCTTGGCGACGCAGTGCAGGTTATCGCGGTATCCCTCATAAATCGCCTTACCATCCATTACGAACCCATATTCGTTTTGGATATAAACCTTGATCCAATCGAGGGTTTTGCCAACCTTGCCAAGGACGTAATAGCCAACCGGCAGGTTTTCTAGGTTCTCGGCCTGATCGTTTGGCGTGCCGTCTTTGAATTCGGCAGGCGGCTGGGTGAACATCTGCACCAATGGCTGATTGGCACGCAAGGCACCCATCTGCCGCAACTGGCCTTCAAGGCGCCGGTTATCTTCCAGCGTTTCAGGCGTGGCGTGATCCTGCATCAGCGCCCACCAGTGATCTACGTCAGGGCTGTTGGTATCCATGATGATGCCAGCCCGCACCGCGCCGCCAATCTCTTTGCGCGGGTAACGCCCGACGCGCATCGTCAGATGGTCAAGCACAGCCTTGGGGATTTCGCGGGCTTCGTTGATGAAAGCCTGTGTAAGTTCCAATGATAACAGCTTCTTAACGTGCTTTGGCTGGTCAAGAGCAAGGAATATGAATTCAGCGTCAATGAACGTGCCGTCGTCCAGCGCGTCGAAGATGTGGTGCGTGATCGGAACATCCTGCCGAAACTTGCCGTAATCCTCTGGCACCCAATCGTGAAACGTCTTGATGCTGGTAGTTTTCAATTCCCCGTAGGTGTTGCGGATAATCGCGGCGCGATACCGGCGCACCTTGTCGGGGCCGGGATGTTGAAGCGATGCTGTCTTGAGCATGTCGATAACGTTGACGACCGTCTTGCCGCCACCAACCGGGCCACGAATGCCACGGATGAACGCATCAGATTGCAAGAATGCTTCCGATACGTCGCCACTGGTGCGGTAATTGACGCATAACTTGCTGAAATTACTCACGATGTTCACCTATTGTTTCACGTGGAACAAATGCCCCGCGTTGGTCAATCGTAATTCCAGCCTGTTTCATTTCAAGCTGCGCCGCCCGTGTGATGATGTTCAGGGTGAAACCGTTGCCCGTGCCTTCGCCGGGCTTTGTCTTACTATCAATATATCCCAACATCTTAGCGACAAGTTCCATTGAGCGCGTCGCGGTCTTGCCGTCAAACTGCCATTCGCCAGAAGGCACCATAGCCTTTTCCTCCGGGTCAAACTCAAGCACGGGTTCCTGTTGCATCGCACGGCTGTATGTTTCCATGAGATTGTCAATAATCACGCCTGCCGTTATGTGGCGTTCGTCAGAAAGCTGTTTGCGCTTTAACGCGAGTACGCGCGAAATTGTTGGGTTTTGTAGAAGTTTCGACGCGTGGCTGCGTATGTGAGGCCCTTCATATCCTGCGGCAGTTGCGGCCCGACTTCCATTACAATCAATGAGATACTCATCAATGAACCGAAGTTCCTTGTCTGTCAGTTCCCCCGCTGTGACCATATCAGTGATATCTGGCATAGGTGCATTATAGACACATCGACCCCTTATATCTAGGTGTCTAAAATTGTGCTTGACTGTCTATCCTAGACATGTCTATAATCATGCAACCAACCAGCAAAGGAGCAGTCCAAAATGCTTATGATCCAACAACTCACCCACCGGGTACGCGTATCGCTCGAAGCCCCGAAATTCTATTACGAGATCGGGCATTACGACCCACAGGGCGTTTTCTATGAACATGTGGTGTCAGGCTTCCTCTTCGACAGTTACGGCGATGCAGAGCGCGAAGCCGTGAAGGTTGAACAGCGCGTGCAGAAAGCTTTGGCGCTTCGTCTGCGCCGTCAGGGCTATGCCCAAGGCTGGCAGTATGTCGATACAGGCAACGGTGCAGCATGAACAGCATCAGCATCACCCACACAATTTACCGTGACGACGACGAAACGGTTATCGAACTCGAAGTCACGGGCAAATACTATCGTGGCGAATTTGAAGGGTTCGAGATCGACGCACCTCATCAGCTTATCAAACTGACCGAGGAAGAAAACGCGGCGATTATCGAATCCCTTGACGAAGCGCAGGCCGACGACTTCGACGAGGACGGCGCTATGGATCGTTATTACGAACGGAAGTACGGCTGATATGGCATTCGACAGAAATTGCATCGTCAAGGAAATGGCGCGGCAACTCTACAAAGATTACGGAATGCCAGCATACGAGGCTTTTTGCTTAAATAACCCAACTGCGCGCACCCCGCGTATCGAAAGGAAAAAGACAATGGCCGAACCTAGAACCCTACAGGTGGATATCACGACCGAAACCTTTACAGCCGTGGATCAAGACCACGTGAGGCTGTGCGACTTACTGGACGCCAAAGAGCGCGCGCACAGCACGTGGATGAATTATGTCCACACGAACCGCGACCCGTTAAAGCTTCCTGAACGCGTCGAACTTGATATCAAGCAGCATCTAGCCATGAAGGCGTCGAACGTAGCCGACAAGGCATACGCAGAGGCGTTGGAAGCTTTTGTCTCACCACCAGCGGAGGAAGCACCATGAAGCGCATCGTATTGATAACGCTGTTACTGGCCGGATGTGCCAGCTACCAGCCAGACGTACCGGCAGCCCAGCAGGCCAAGCCACACTATGCCGACGATCTTCACGCCTGCACAACGCAGATGGAAGATATTCAGCATCGCCTGCAAAACGGCTTCGGCCTCGCCGGGATGCTTTACGGTTACGGGCATTACAGCGACGCCGAGGTTGCCGAGAGCGAACAGCTTTCCAGCTTTCAAGGTCAGCACGCCTATATCGACAAGTGCATGAAGTCAAAGGGCTACACGGTTCAATGACTGACAACGACGAAGAAATCCGCAAGTACCAAATGGATATGCTTATCTACGGCACCGGCTGTTACCTGCAACACGACGACGGCACTATAACCCACATACCCATAAAGGACACACGATGGTTGACTTGGAAGATAAGATTAAAGCTGGCATGGACAAATTCGCTGGAAAGGTTGATGCACCTTTGGCGCCAATTCCCGAAGAATATACTAAGCCGCGCCCATTGCCGCCGGAAGAATTGGCCGAAGAAGTAGCGCACCTGCCAGCCGATGAACCGACCGTCAGCGAAATTGCAGAGCAGCAAGCGCGTGACGCTTTG